TGACACCTTCGACTTGCTGGTTTCTTTGACCTGCTTGCATGCAAATTCCAGGGCGATGTTTACGTTTTCTTCAAGTTCGCGCTCTGATTCGAGGCGACAATCAAATTCTAATTGTTCCATGGTTTATTCTCCTTTCGCTCTTTTGAGTGCTTTGTTGGTTGATTTGCGTCTGGCGATGTCGGTCATCTCGTAGCTGCTTACGACCTCATCCAGCTCCGGCGGCAGCTCTCCGTCGTTTTCTTCGGCGATTTCTTTCATCGCACTCTGCAGGGATCCTGCATTGACGGTTTCTTTGATGAGCTCGCCGAGGCCCTGTTCTCTGAGTACCTCGAAGAAGTCCAGGCCGCGTTCCTGCAGGTAGGCTTCTCCACGCTTGGAGTATTTGACCTTATCCTGGAGGCTGTAGATGTAGTCGCCGTATCCCTGGGACGGGATATCTTCGTCGATCATCATTTCTGCGATCTCTGCCTTCAGCTTATCGATGGCTGCATTGTTGTCCTCGGTGTCTTTGGCCAGCTGATCCTTCTTGTCGAGAAGTTCTTCGTACTGGCCGAGCATTTCAGTGAGTTTCATGGTTGGTTCCTCCTACTTTCTATTTTGAGTCCGCACTCTGTGCAGGCTGCTTGCATTTTCTTCTGCCGGAGCTCCTGTCTTGACATTGGTCTCCAGCATTCCTGTCCGCAGATCGGACATTTTACCAGGCTCCATTCCGGATGCCCTTTTGGGATGTTTTTCTTCATCGGCATCAGCAGGATGCCTCCGGTTTCGTTTTGGCCTCGCGGCCAGATCTTAACTTCTGCCATCGCTTTTCTCCCTTCCGTAGAGTTTGTATTTGATACTTGATTCTGACCGGTCCATCTTTTCTGCGATCTCTCTGATTGTGAATCCCTGCTTCCGGAGCATCTTCATCCGGCTTACTTCGGTCTGCGTCCAGTTGTATTTGTGTGATATGTCATTCTTCCTTTTTTCTTTAAACCAGGGGTACTGCATGAACAGTGTGTCATCGGTTACTCTGGCTGCATTCCAATCTTCCGGATGCTCTTTCATATATCTGATGATGTCCTGCTGCCGGTACATCACGTATGGATTCTTCCGGACGCTTTTCAGTCCTTTGCGCTCCCAGTATTGGATTGTCCGGTTCTCAACTCCCAGGATCCGCGAGAGGGTGTTCCTGGTCAGCATGTCTGTGTTCGCCATGAATCCACCAATGCCGAGCCGCTGCCTTTTAAGAAAGACCGCATTTTCTGAACGGTTCAGAATTCTTGCTACTGTGGCGAGCGGATATTTTTCTGTTAATTCTTCGAGCCGGTTCAGATCTTCCTGGCTCCATGCCCTTCCGCCCATCTAGGCACCTCCTTAGCTTCCGTCAAAGTTCGGAATAAATCTCTCATCTAGTTTCTTTCCGCACTTTGTGCAGACTTTATATTGCGTCTCGCCGCTCAGGTTGAAGTACGGCTCTTGTCTTCTGAACCACTCGCCATGGTGTCTGCAGAATAGCTGCGCGATCCACGGCTTTGGATTATTTACTCTGCTTTCCTGTTTCATTGACTTTCCTCCTTCTCCTGAACGATGCAGGTTTTCGATGCATCGGCAGACCGTGCATCTTGCGCCAGTTGTTTGTTAGGTTGCGCAGCGGCTTAGGCTTCTGTGCCATGGCTTTCGCGATTGCGCATGCTGCTTCATCTGTACTAAATCCATACGCCGCCAATGATTGAATCACCTGTTGCATTGGTAATGGTTCCGGTTCCGGATGTTCTGGTTCGAAGCGCTTTTCGTATTCCTTTATTTGCTCCGCCTTGGCATCCAGCGCCGCAGCTATGCTGGACGCTACCTTCTC